ATATTCAAAACCAAAGTTTTCATGGATCTTAATTACCTCTCCGGGGAAGTCCCAAAGTCTACCGGTATTTGTATGAACATCAGTAACGTGAACAGCATTTATTCGACCTGGTTTCGTTACCCTTGCCATTTGTTCAATTAAAAAAGCATACATCTCTAAAAATTGTTCTTTACTTTCACAATTTGAAAAGTCCCTTTCTGAGCTGGAATAATTATATAACCTTGCAAACGGCGGAGAATATACCGACAAATCAATAGAGTTATCTGGCATTTCCTTTATTACTTCCATGCAGTCAGAATTATAAATAGCATAGTTTTCTGTTATGAATTGTTCTTTTGTCATGTTATATAAATTTAGGCAGTGTTACTTGTTTATTAAATTCCTTCGTTTTTATAGTAAAATCTGAATTAGTATGTTCAGTTAATTTCTCAAACATTTTTATAGCTTTATCCCTTTTGATTAAAAGACTTTGCATTATTCTTTCCTGACCATCCGATAAAATCAGATCCACATAAACCGGATATTTCTGTCCAAATCTCCAAAACCGGCGGATTGCCTGATAGTATTGCTCGTAACTATAAGTCGGGAAATAGGTAGTATGATTACAATGCTGCCAGTTCAACCCAAAAGCCGTTATGCTTGTTTTCGTTACAAGTTTTTTTATATTTCCTGTTGAGAAATTTAATAGGATATCTTCTTTTTTATCAATGTCCATATTTCCCCGGACCTCGATAGCTGATTTATCAAGCTCGAGTAATATGTCGGCTTCATTATTAAGATTACACCAATAAACCGATATCTTATGGTCCCTCGCTTTATCTACGGCTATTTCACACCGTTGCATGATAGTTGCTTTAGCTTCTTGTTTGACCTCTTTAAAACCTACCGCAGCCTGTGCAAATAACCGGGTTTGTCCGTTTATTGTTAAAGGGTTCTCATTTCTTATTATAGTTTCTATTTCATGCAGTTTGGGAAGAATAAATTTATCATCACTAAATCCTAAATTACTCGGCTTTTTTGCTGAGATAGACCAGGAAGCAACCCACTGCCAAAAGTTATTTTCTGCATGAGGTTTTAAGTACATCTTTTCTCCGGCCTTTAAACTATTAACTGCATTATTATTTTGCTTAAAAAACTTTGTTAGCATATCAACATAACCTAAATATCCCAAAGCCTCGGAGCTGGTCCCAAGTTCTATATAATCATTTGGTGAAGGCGTAGCAGTTGCTAAAAATCTGTATTTGACTTTCTTTAAAAAGGTAGTTACCTGTTGCTTTATTGCACCGTCAAAATTCTTTAGTATAGAACTTTCATCTAAAATAACACAATCAAAATCATCAGAGGAAACATAATGCAACCTTTCATAATTTATAAGGATAATCTTTTTTGTATACTTTCCGTTTTTTGTATGTTCAACGTCGTCAATACCAAACTTTGCAGCCTCAATTAAAAACTGATTTGCAACAGCCAGAGGAGTTATTATTAAAACCGGTTTGTTAGTTTTGACTATATAATTGTAAGCTATTGTTAATTCGATTAATGTCTTACCTAATCCAGTATCCAAAAAGATAGCACAACGGCCCTTCTTAATTGCATACTCAGTTATGTATTTTTGAAAATCAAATAAATAAGGATTCAGATAAATGGGTTCAAATCCGTAATTTATTGCAGAATGTTTTTTCTTTTCTAAAAAGTCAATATAATTCATAATTCTTTTATTTCTTCTTTGAACTTTGAAATCATAACTTCATATAATCATCAATCAGTTTTTTTGCCTCATCAAATCCGACTGCAAATTCAGCCTTATAACCTTTACGGGGTTTTATTTTATATAAAATGCAAATGCAATATCTTCATACCATTTGTTGAAACTTTTAAATTTAAGTGCATCACTCAATGGAGCAAGTCCGTAATCACATTCAGAACATTTAACTAAATCGTCATCATAATCTAAAACAAGACTGACTTGTTTATAACAATATTTACAATAACCTTTTTTAAATCCTTTCATACTCATACAATATAAAAGCCGGCACCTTTAGTTTAAGACAAGCGACACGACTCAGAATATCCTAAACTGCCAGTGCTGGCTATGTTGTTAATAAAATTAAACTTGGTTTGCATTTCGTGTCGCTATTAGAATTGTAATATTACAAAATAGTTTTCATATAAAAAAATAAATCGGAGGTTATTTTAAAAATTGTTTCCTTCGACCAGTCAGAAAGTAGTTATGTATCAGTAACATCTCTGACTTTGGTATCTTCTCATGCGCCATTGCGTGATGCTTCCGGCATAGTGCCATTAAATTCTTAATCACATCCTTATCTTTGCCTCTGCCGTCTATGTGGTGAATATCCACAGCCAGGTTTCCGCACGCCTCACAGATTATCTCCTCTGCAACAACATAATCGAAATATGCCATGTATATTTTACAGTGCTTTGTCATGGATCAATTTTATACATTATACCTATGTTTAAGCCAAAAATACATATCTGGTACCAATGTCCAAATCGATTTATAATATTAGAATATCCTGATCGATTTCTAACACTAAAGACCCACGAACGTACTAACCACCCGCCTCTTTTCCATCTCCATAATCCATGCCAGGCAACCTTAATCCTTTTTTGGTTAATTAAATAATGCCAATCATTTAATGGTATTGCTCGCTTTTTCATATCTTAACATAATAACATTTTTTCTCAACACAATGAGGTAGATCAAACGCCAGTCCATATAGACAGTGCTGTTCAAAATAATACAGAGCACAATCTTCACAGGTTCGAGCAAGTCCAGTTTTGCTTGCAAGGTATTTCTTGGTAAGTTTTACCATTTTATATTTCTTTGTCATCTGCGCCACCATCTTTTAAAGAGTTTCCAAAGGATCTTAGTCATCACATAAAATTTATTAACTGGGTTTCCACGTCCTGTTTTGTTACGCCAATATCCTCGATTACCTTATCCAGAACACTTGAATAAACCTCCTCAAACTGATCCTGTGACATACTTCCAAAACTAATTGAATCCGGTTCATAAAACGTTCCTTTCGGAGTTTGGTAAGTCTTAAAATAACCTGCTTTCATAATTAAGTATTTCCGGTAAGTTTCAAACGGCATATCTATTGATGTGTTCTCGTGTCCCAGGTTTACGAGTGCAAAGAACTTCCGATGAAAACCTACGTTTCTGGGATTAACAATTTCAGCTTCATAATCCTGTCCTAACTTCAATTTTCGCTTTTCGTCAAAGTCGGAAGGATATAAAGGCATTAACCCTGATAGTGTATTTCGGAGAAGTAGTTTCATAATCCTGGATCAGCATCAGAAAAACAATTACCATAGCAATCTGTATCATTATACCTCTCAAATTCCTCGTCCTGCCTTCTCCAACTTTCAGGAGCAGAAATAATTTTTTGATAAGGATAGCCATATAGATTACTGTATTCAATAGCCTCTTTAAGGGTTTCAACTTTAATTGTACCTGCGGGTGTAATTACGTTGTACATGATTTTAATTTTAAAATGGTTGTTCATTATCATCAGGGACTGAGCCGTCATCAATATTACCTGGCAACTCGTTAATATCTGACATTGCCTTTACTGGAACTTTACCAGACTTTTGATACTCGTCTTTGGCTTGTGGCGTTTCTTCTTTCTTCCCTCCTGCAAAGTGAAGTCTGTCACCATTGATCTCAGTAATATAAACAGTCTGACCATCTTTATTCTCATAACTCCGGTAATTGATCTCACCTTCGATGATTACTGAGTTGCCTTTCTTTACATACTTCTCAGCCAGTTCAGCCAGCTTGCCCCACAAGACAATATTATGCCATGAGGTTTCAGTGACCTTTTCATTGTTCTTTGTGTAGCTTTTATTGGTAGCCAGTGAGAACTTTGCTACTTTATTACCGCCCTCGAAAGTCTTGACTTCAGGGTCTTTTCCTACATTGCCAAACAAAATACATTTATTCATCGTATGAATATTTATGATAGTTATTTAATAGTTCTTTTACCTGAGTAATTGCAACCCGTAACCGTTGCTCAAACGTAGCAAATAATTCCGGTTCAGGATATACCCGGATAAGAAAGGGTTTCATTTCTTCGACAAAACTCATAAAGTCGCAGAATGGTAATCCGGTTACAAATAACTGTCCCTGTACCTGTTTATGATATTCCGATGGTAGTTTATTCCACATTATATATTCCATGTGTGTACGCATCAACGGACATTTGATTTCTAAAAGTCCACCTTCAGATATTCCATCGGGACTAACTCCGATCCATTCTGAAAACTCATCATCTTCATCTCTGGTAATGAATCCGCAGGTCTTAACTTTATTGCCGGTAATTTCCTCATAAAAGGCTCTTGCAATAGGTTCCGTCTCGACACCTTTCTCCATAGTAGCATTAGAATACGTTTCTTCCGCTCTGTGAGTGATTATTTCGCACGCAATGTTCGTGAGTAGGTCTTTATATGTATCAGTCGTATCCTTCGCTACAAGTGCCTTAAAACGTGTTCCAGTGACACGTCCGCAACGAATCTCATGCCATGCCTCTGAACCTTGCTCCATATTATGTATTATCATTGCTCAAGAGTTTTATCCATTTCTACCATCAGATCAAAAAGAATCCATGCATAATCAGCAAGTTCACCAACTTGAATCCTTCCTGCAACAGCCATGTCCTTTGCATAACTGACAGCAAATCCAGAATAGCGGGACTTCTCTCTTGTTAGTGCTTTACCAAAATTTGATTGCCTGTTTTGTGTAGGTGGTTTGATAACCAGGTATTCTTTTACCGATCCGTCTTTTGCAGTATAGGTCTTTGTTTCCTCAGTAAATTCAGCCTCTTGACCGGAGATAAACTTCTTCTGATCCTTCGACTTTGAATTATAAACAGCAACCTGATCATCGTACTTTACATGAAAAGTAAACATCGGGCCAAACTTGCTTTCAAATTCCTTTTTGAAAATAACCTCAGTGATCATTGCTTTCATAACATCTCCAGTTTAATAGTTTCTTCTTTGCTCTCAGGGAACGCCTTGCAGCCTTCGATGATCCGGCTCAGGTGCTGGTTTGCTGTCTCAAGATCACTGCACCAGGTCTCACTGATGAGCCTATCACCGTCAACACTAACAAAGTAGTATTCTTTGCCGGTGATCTTTACTGTCTTCTTAATAAGTTCAATTTTCATTTTCGGGGGGTTTTAAATTAGTAATCTCTATTATTTGCGTAATCCTCAAATTTCTCCCAGAGCAATTCTTCAATTTTATCTAATCCTACTATCTCATCAATAAATTCTGTAAAATTAACACCTTTGTGATATATAGATATATTGTCTATCGAAGCAGGACATCCAGGATATCCAGAACCGTCTGGATAATATCTGACTTCTCTTTCTTCAGGTTTAAAATCAAATTCCACATCGAAGTCAATACCCTTAAAATTTATTATTTCTTTACTCATTTTTTCAGGTTTTAAAATAAATATTCAAATAACTTCTCATGTACAAAATCTTTGTGATTCTCATTCAGGTCGTAAATCTCATCCTCAGTAATTTCCTTGCCGTCCATATCAGCAGAGCAAGCAAACGCATCGCAGAAGTCAGGATAGTCCGAGCGATCAATGTCATCAAACTTTATATTGGTGATCTTTGTTTGCTTGCTCAAGATCAGTCGTCCAGGTTACTGACTGCATATCTCCGTCAACAGTAACATAATAGTAAACTGTTCCGGTGATCTTCATTGTCTTTTTGATTAATTTGATTTCCATTTTCGGGGGGTTTTAATTAAATTCTATTTATTTTATTATTCCGGTTCCATTACAATCAGGACATTCCGAAGGGCC